AGGACATTTTATACCCTAACGCTTTACAAAGACGAGTACAACATTACCGAGTGCGCTGTCATCGAAGATCCTCACGCATGGTGGGCTTGGCATTGCCGAGCCATGAAGCGATGGGACACTCAAAGTTACAAAGAAGCCTTGATTCTATGGGTCATGGCAAAGCTTATATCCCCAAAAGAGTTTAAAATTTTAATAAACATCGCAACATGCCTCCGGCTTTTAAAGAACAACAAAGAGGCTGATGAATATCTGAAGCTTGCCGAGCAGAATATTGTTCCTGGTCAAGAGAAAGAGGCGGCAGAATTTATAGATAACCATAGGCGTGGAAAATTACCGATATTGCTTTAGTAAAACCAAAGTGATATTATACGCGTGGAGGTCTATATGGTAGAACCAAGAAAGCTAGGCCCATTCAGCATGTTTTCTGTTTCCGACGAGATCCAAGTAAATAGAATCGGTAAAAGGGTAACAATCAGAAGCAGAGACAACCAGTTTACAGATTCGGATTCAGTGGAAGCCAATTTACTTTTTGAAATCTTGAAGGTGCTTAGGAAGAAATGAGTCAAACGCGCTCAGTAAAACTTGCCAAACAAAAAGAATGGCGACAAAAAAATGCTGACCGTATTTATGAATTAAATAAAGCTTATAGATTGGCAAATCCAGATAAGCAAAAATCCTATCAGAGAAAATACTACGAAAACCATCCCATCCAGAAGACTTTATCAAGCAGACGCCATAGTTTAATGCGTTGGTATGGTATCACGATTGATAAATATAATGAGATGTTTGATTCCCAAAAAGGGTGTTGTGCGATTTGTGGTGTACATCAATGTAATCAATCCTTAACGTTGGGTGTTGATCATTGTCACAAGACAAAACAAGTTCGTGGGCTACTGTGTTTTGAATGTAATACGGCCTTAGGTCGTTTTGATGATAATCCCAGTATGCTTTTGAAAGCTGTTGAATATTTAAAAAAATACAATGGCTGACCTCAATCTTACAGAAAAAATAGCGAAGAAAAGTCTCTATGAAATAGGCTATGAATATTTATGTGACAATTTTCATAAGTTTAAGCAACAAAATAAGATAAAGGTTGCGATTGCAATACTCAATATTTTTGAGAAAGATGATTCAAAAACTAAACCTGACGGTGAGAAAGTCATTATTATTAGAGAGAGGTTTATCGAGCGTGGAGATCAAGGTTCGAGCGAGGGATTACCAAGACCGCTTTCTATCGTGCGAGAGTAAGTTTCCTTGTTGCAAGGCAGGGATTGGCACTGGGAAAACTCTCCTTATGCTCGTCAAGATTTATCAATATTGTGAGAAGTATCCNGGNACTACNGCATTAATCGTCCGNAAGGAATTTACCGATCTTCACGACTCTACAATTAAAGATTTCCAACAGTATTTCTCCTGCAAAGTTGGGAGTGATAAAAATTACACCCTTCCCTGTGGTTCAAAAATCATGTTCCGCCATGCCGCTGAGATTGAGGTTTTAAAGAATATCAATCTTGGTATTGCCGGNATCGAACAGGCNGANGAATTTGAGGATGACAAACAGTTTCAGTTTATTCGTGATCGTTTAAGACAAAATAATGGTGCGACTGTACGTCCATTNATCATTATTGCTAATGCGAATGGTCATAACTGGATTCATCAGTTATGGATGGCTAGTTCTGAACGTGAAGAGATTGATTTGGTTACAGGGCAATATTATTATAAAAAAGGTGAATACGAGTGTTTCACGGCAACCACATTTGCTAACGAGAGAAACCTACCGTCTGATTTTATATTGGATTGTAGAGCAAAAGAAATCGAAGCACCTAACCATTACAAACAGTATATTTTGAATGATGATGATATTACCCAACAGGATGATTTTGTTTTCACATTTCAAGAGCTTGAGGAAGCCAGGAAGCGCGAATATGCACACCGTGAGGGTTATGGTATCCGGTTGGTAGGTTATGATATAGCTAGATACGGTAACGATGCTTGTGCCACCGTGTGCATTCAGCAGATGGGGGCTTTAATTTGGAAGGTAAGGCATGTCGATCAGTGGGAAAAAAGGGATTTGGCTTATACTATAGGTCGAGTTATATCTATTACGTCAGAGCTTCAAGCTGACGGGAAAATCATTGATGAGGATGGTATTGGTGGCGGCCCTTTGGATGTGATAAATGCAAATATCAGAGATGTTGAAGATCAATACAAAGGTTTTCGAAATAAACAATATTCCTATGATGAAAACCGGTATTTTGGCAATCCACGAACCCACTGCGTATTTGTTTTAAAAGAAATGATTATGAAGGGTCATATCTCTTTGGTGGACGAGAGCCTTTGCCAAGAACTCCTGACGCTTCGTTATACGTTTATGACTGATGGGCGAAGGATTTTAATATCTAAGGAGAAACTCCGCAAGGAAGGGATTAAATCTCCCAATAAAGCTGACTCGCTTATAATGGCCGTGAGTTTAATCGGACAAGTTAAACAAAAACAGGATAGACAATACGAACCGAACGTGTCACAATACGCGCATGAGGATAATTTATTCAAGCTGGCTGGAATACGCTGAAAATTTAAAGGGGTGAGATAAATGGCACTAGGGACTACGGCGGCTATATTGACTGGTGTTTTATTAGGTACTACAACAGCAGCAGTGGCTTCATCTATGCTGGGAGGTAGAAAAGTAAGCACATCAGGCCCAATTCCTTTGCCTCAACCTCCAAGCGCGGAGGCCGCGGCAGGCAAAGCTGGTGAAGTAATCAAAAAGAAAAGAGCCNCCATGACCCAGAGTATTTATACCTCGCCCCTCGGGGTGGCGGGTGAAGCACAGGTGGTAAGGAAGACGCTTTTAGGTCAATAAAATTGGCATACCTGTCATCGGGCGGATGATGCCTGGATACGCACCAGAGCTTTTAACGGTAGTGAAAATCTACTCTGCCATAAAATGAGGGTCGAGACATACTCCGACCGCTATTTCCAAGATGTGGTCAAGCTCGTTGAGAACTTTCACAAAGAGGCGTTCGGTGAATATGATGACTTGTTTGACTCAGATTCGCTCACTGAAACGATAAAATCGGCGGATCACTCAAACGTATTTCTTATGATCGTGGACGAGACTTGCCAGGGGATTTTACACGGGGCGTGTTTTAAGTCACCAACGAGTGGCAAGCAGATATTTCAAGAGATCATCTGGTATGTGAATGAGCCGTTCAGACGATACGGTGTAAGACTGCTTAGAGAAACAGAAAAGTTGTTGAAATTAAGCGGAGTTAGTATTATGATTATGGCAGTCCTTGAAAATTCGAAGACCGAGAAGCTTAAAAGATTTTACAAAAGGCTTGGATTTAAACTGATGGAAACGCATTACGTGAGGTCACTCTAATCGGTTATGCAGAACGTTGCAATCCAGATAGCGAATGGAATAAAAAGCGTTCAATGAATATGTCTTCAAACGTGGCATCACCTATCACAAGTTCACCTAAAGTAAACCAGGTGTCGATTCCGGCCTCGCCGGATGAGCCTATGGTCATAGAGATAACCCCAAAGAGCATTTTCAAGCTCTTTAAGGAGTTCTTATGCCGTATGTTCAGGATCAATCCGTCGCCGCCAAGCCAGTCACAAAGCCCCGCGCCGACGAGTTAATCCAGCAGTACGAACAAGAATTATCCAAACGCCGTAACTTTGAAAGTTATTGGCAGACCCTCCATGATTATTTCTACATCGAATCAGTCGACGTAAATAAAACCTATTCGATGGGCAATGAGCTTGACCCATCGATGCTTTGGGATTCTACGACCCTTGAAGCTTCGGATGTATTCGCTTCCGGGTTCATGAATTATCTCACTCCAACTTCCAAATGGTCAAGACTTAGGTCCCGAGATCCCGAGCTTCAATCAAACGAAGCGGTCAGCGCATTTCTTGAAGACGTAATGAGTGAAGTCAATTACGCCCTCAATCGCTCAAACTTCTATGACCAGATGTTCCCTGCCTACAAATCAAGCGGAGTGTATGGGACTACCTGTCTTTTTGAAGAAGAAGACGTCGAGGATGATATTCGTTTCTACAATATGCCGCTAAAGCAGTGCGTGATCGTGGAAGACGCGAGAGGCCGCGTCTGCAAATTCTACATTGAGTTTGAGTACACCTCAGAGCAAGCCGCAGGCAAGTGGGGCGAGGATGCTTTATCCTCCGAGATGAAACAGGAGATTAGGGAAGGAAAAGGCCAATCCGTTAAGCATAAATTCTTACTTTTTATCGGTGAGCGCTATGCGCGTGAAATCCAAAAAGAAGACAAGCGAAACCTCCCAATCGAGGCCGTGTGGATTGACATTAAAGGCCGGATGATTGTGGATGAATCTGGCTACAACGAGTTTCCAGCGTTCGCGCATCGTTTTGACAGAAGGCCTTTTGTTCCGTGGGGTTTCTCTCCAGCTATGAAGGCTTTGCCATTTGCGAGGCTTTTAAACGCCATCGCAAAGACAAATCTCCGAACCATGATGAAACACACCGACCCCCCGATCGCCGTGCCTCACAACGCTTTTTT